CATGACATAAATTATAAATAAAATATCACATATTGCAAATTAAAAATAAGTGCATTGAAGCTGAGCTTTTAGAACTAACAAATCAGCACGTTCTTGAGCCGTTATCCTAGTTGATTGAAGCTTAATTCTAACATTCTCACAGAAGATCACATTTAAAGGTAATGAAAACGAGTTAAAACTTAAAAACAAACTAAATACTAAAATTAAATATTTCATAAACATCCTTTTTAAGACAGGCCCGATACTACTCATAGTAATACCAGGCCAAAATGAATGGAGAAAAACTATTAAAATTAAAGCAATTAAAAAAAAAAAATTCAAGACAAAACTGGCTGTGGGAGAAGGATTCGAACCTCCGACTTCATCATTAACAGTGATGCGCTCTACCAGCTAAGCTATCCCACAACTCAAGAATTTAGTATTTAATCTTATAATGAGTTTTAACTCAAGAAAGAAACAATTAGCTCGATCAATGTACTCATTGATGAGCAAACCAAGCGTAGCGCGGTAGTTAGTAATTGAATTGAAGTTTGTACGAATTAGTCAGTGCTTGAATTTAAGATACATTTTCACTCATATTCATTGTCAAGATAAAACAACGCGGCAAGACCTTTTTAAATGTAAAATTAAGGTTATTTGTATTTTTTACTTGCCAAAAATAAATGTACCTAGTCTAATTTCTTTATGGCACTTAATGCAAGGCAGCGCATATTCGTCGCTCAATATTTGAAACATAAAAATGCGACTAAAGCAGCAAAAGAAGCTGGTTATAGTGAAGATTCTGCTCATGTTATTGGTCCACGTTTGTTAGAAAATGTTAGTGTTAAGGAAGAATTAGCTAAAGGCGTTCAATCTATCACTGAATCGCTTGGCATTGGTCCAGAATACATCCTTGGAAGCTTAAGACAAGTTGCAGATAGATGTATGCAGGGTGAAAAAGTAATGGAATTTGACCCTGTTTCTAAAGAAATGGTTGAAACTGGTGAATGGAAGTTTGAGCACAACGGAGCTAATAAAGCTCTTGAACTTTTAGGTAAATATCAGAAGCTTTTCACTGACAAGCTAGAAATAGATGATAAATCAGGAATTGCAGACAAACTTAAGAAGTTTAAAGGAAAATAGATTGATTAATATTAATCTTTTACATGGCGACTGCCTCGAGCTTATGAAGTCTATTCCTGATAAGTCTATTGATCTTGTGCTTACGGATCCACCATATGGCACCACGGCTTGTAAATGGGACACAGTGATTCCATTTGAACCAATGTGGAAGGAATTGAAACGTATTCGCAGAGATAATGCTGCAATTGCATTATTTGGTGGTGAGCCGTTTAGTTCTGCTCTTAGGATGAGTAATATTAAGGAGTTTAAATATGATTGGATTTGGGAAAAGCAAAATTTTGTAAATGCTTTAATGGCAAAAAAACAACCACTAAAAATTCATGAATTAGTAAATTTGTTTTATAAGCAACAGGCTAAATATTATCCACAAGGTATCTTAAAATGTAATAAAGTAACAAAGCAGGGCAGAAAATGTAGTGATATTTTTGGGCAAAATATCACAAGAAAAGAATCATATTTTCAGGAATTTACAAACTACCCGACTAGCATTTTGATTCACTCAAAAGGTGGCAATAATGTACATCCCACTCAAAAACCAGTTGCCCTTCTTGAATACCTCATCAAAACCTACACTCTTGAAGGTGAAACAGTCCTAGACTTCACAATGGGAAGCGGTTCAACAGGAGTCGCTTGTAAGAATTTGAATCGAAACTTTATTGGAATTGAAAAAGACGACAAGTATTTCGAGATTGCAAAGAATAGAATAAATGAAGCATGACATTGACCTTGAACTCGCAGAAGCAGTTGCTCAATATGAATTCGATCCACTTGGATACGCAGAACGAGCTTACGACTGGGGATCTGGTGAACTTGCTGATGCGGCAAGTCCCAGAACTTGGCAAAAAGAAATTCTCGCAAGTATTACAACTCACCTTACTGATGAAAAAACCAGGCATGAACCGCTTAAAATTGCAGTCGCTTCGGGACATGGAATTGGAAAGAGCGCTTTAGTCGGAATGGTTACTAACTGGGCAATGAGCACTCACGATGATTGCAAAATTGTCATGACTGCAAATACTGATACTCAACTTAGAACTAAGACAATGCCAGAGGTTGGAAAATGGTTCAAATTGGCCATAACTTCTCATTGGTTTAAGACAAATTCAGAGTCCATTCATTCAATCGATAAAAAGCATGAGAAAACATGGCGATTAGACGCTATACCTTGGTCTATAAATAATACCGAGGCTTTTGCAGGTCTTCACAACAAAAACAAGATCATAGTCCTGATATTTGATGAGTCGAGCGCAATTTCAGATAAGGTCTGGGAAGTCGCTGAAGGTGCCTTAACCGACGAAAATACAATTATCATCTGGCTAGCTTTTGGTAATCCGACAAGGAATACAGGTAGATTCAAGGATTGCTTCAATAAGGACAAGCATCGTTGGCAATGCTGGCAAGTGGATTCAAGAAATGTTGAGGGTACAAACAAGACTCAAATATTGAAGTGGATCGAAGATTATGGAATTGATTCAGACTTTGTTAAGGTACGAGTTAGAGGATTATTCCCTTCAGCATCACTTAAGCAATTCATCACGCAAGACTTAGTCGATAATGCTTATAATAAGCAGATAGACAAGAAGTCATATGAATTTGCACCTAAGATCATTTCACTAGATCCGGCATGGGAAGGTGACGATGAGTTAGTCATTGCTATGCGGCAAGGTTTGCACTTTAAGATAATGAGAACAATGCTTAAAAACGATAATGATATCGAGATTGCTAATATTTTAGCTCGTATTTGTGATGAAGAAAAACCAGATGCGGTTTTCATCGATGGTGGTTATGGAACAGGGATAATTTCAGCAGGCAAGACTTTAGGCTATAAATGGCAAATTGTTTGGTTCAGCGGTGCAAGCGGTGATGAGGGATGTCTCAATAAACGTGCTGAAATGTGGAAAAACATGCGAGATTGGTTGAAAGATGGTGGAGTTCTTCCAGAAGACCCAAGTCTTTCACAAGAAATCATAGGACCTGAGACAGTTGCTCGTTTGGATGGTAAAATCCAGCTTGAATCAAAGAAAGATATGAAGTCCAGAGGTCAGCGTTCACCAAATAGAGCCGATGCTTTGGCTTTAACTTTTGCCTTTCCAGTAAGCAAAAAGCGAGCTGTTGAACAGAAAAATAGATATGCAGATAGATCTAACAATTCTCAAGGTTGGATGTCATAATTTTAGTCTTTGTTTATAAGTCCGACCTTTTTTAAAGCTATCATTATAATTATCTTTATTTGTTCCAATGAATAAATGCCTTGGGTTTACGCATAATGGTTTATCACATGAATGACATACAATTATTGTGTTTTTATCATATTTTTCATTTTTAGGAATAATAGTTCTATAGAATATTTCATAAGATAATCTATGTGCTTTAAAATACTTGAATTTTTTAATTCCTAAAGAGTTTTTGCCTAATCCAATTGCAATTACTCCGTAACCATCACGAGATTCTTTTTTACCAGGCCAAAGAATGCATTCCATTTGACCGTTATAGGTTATTCTAGAGTTAAAAAATGCGACTGCTTTTTGTCTTGCGTCCATAATTTCAGACCATATTCACACAATATTATTTAAAGCCAGTCCAATTAATTTATTTTTCTTGTAAAAATTACAAAACTGTTCTTTCATTAGACCAATGTCTACAGATAAAGAAATACAACAAGAGATCGATCCTATTTCAGATGAAGATATTATATCGCAGGCCAAAAAGCGTTTTAAAGACGTTGAAGATGCTGAGAACGATGCGCGTCAACAAGCTTTAGAAGATCTTAAGTTTGTTGTTGGAGACCAATGGCCTGATGATGTTAAAACTCAGCGAAATCTTGATGGCCGTCCTTGTTTAACAATCAATAGACTACCTCAATTTGTCAGACAAATTACAAATGATCAGCGTCAAAATCGCCCCTCCATTAAAGTGTATCCTGTTGACTCAAAAGCCGATGTAGACACAGCAAATGTAATTCAAGGTATGATTAAGCATATTGAGTACAATTCTAATGCTGAGCTTGCTTATGATACTGCATTTGAAGCTGCTGTAAGAATGGGGCGAGGATTCTTCAGAGTTTTAACTGATTATTCTAGCCCTGAATCTTTCGATCAAGAAATTATCATAAAAATGATCGAGAATGCATTTACTGTGTATTTTGATCCTTTTTCAGTTGAGCCTGATGGAGCCGATGCTTCATATGCGTTAGTAGTTGAGGACGTTTCTCAAGCTACATTCAAGACCATGTATCCAGATGCGAAATTATCTTCTATGGATGATTGGTCTAGCCTTGGTTCAAATTCTCAAGGATGGATTTCAAACGATACAGCACGAGTTGCTGAGTATTTTGTTAAAGATTATGAGAAGAAAACCATCGTCCTTTTAAGTAATGGCGATGTGATCGAAAAGCCTGCAGATGATGCTGATCTAGGTGCAGATGAAACAGGTAAGCCGATTGTTATTAAATCAGAGCGTGTAACAGAAATTCCAGTCATCAAATGGTACAAGTTTTCAGGCAATGAAATTCTAGAAAAGAAAGATTGGCCTGGATACTGGATTCCAATCATTCCTGTTTATGGTGACAAATTAAATGTCGACGGTAAAAAGATCTTTGAAGGCATTGTCAGACATGCAAAAGATCCTCAACGCATGTATAACTATTGGTCGTCAAATGAGACCGAAGTCATTGCACTTGCGCCAAGAGCTCCATTCATCGGAGTTGCAGGACAGTTTGAAGGTTATGAAGATAAGTGGCGAGATGCGAACAAACGCAATTTTGCTACACTAGAATATAATCCAGTAGATATTAATGGAACTCCTGCTCCAGCTCCAGTTAGAAATGTTTTCGAGCCTCCAGTTCAAGCAATCACTCAAGCTAAGGCATTTTCTGCAGAGGATATCAAATCAACTACTGGCATTTATGATTCATCACTTGGAATGCAAGGAAATGAGCAGTCTGGAATTGCAATACAAAGACGAACGACACAGTCTCAGACTTCTAATTTTCATTTCATCGATAACATGAGTCGTGCTCTTAGACATACTGGACGAATCATTGTTGATTTACTTCCTGCTATTTATGACACAGCTCGCGCTGTTCGTATTTTAAAAGATGATGGAACTTCTGAAATGATGGCCATTAATCAATTATTCACTGATAAAAAAGGCAATCAAATGCGCTATGATTTATCAGTTGGTCAATACGATGTGATAGTTGAAACAGGTCCTAGTTATGCAACTAAGAGAATTGAAGCTGCTCATTCTATCGAGAAAGTCATTCAATCTTATCCTCAGCTTATGCAAATTGCAGGTGATTTATTGATAGATAATATGGATTGGCCTGGAGCTAAAGACCTTGCTGCTCGTCTTAAAAAGACTATTCCACCGGATCTATTGCAAGATGATCAACAACCTGAAATTCCACCTGAAGCTCAAGCTCAAATGCAGCAAATGCAGCAAATGATAATGAGTCTAACTCAAAGCTTGAACGTTGCAAAACAGCACATTGAAAATAAGAAACTTGAACTTGCAAGCAAAGAGAGAATTGAACTTGCTAAAATTGAAGCTCAGATTGAACAAACACTTCTTAAAGAAGGTGTAGCAAATGATCAATTTGAACTTGAACATCAGGCTAAAATTCTCGAGCAGCGTCAACGTTTGCTTGAGATGCAACAGCCTTTAACTCCAGATATTAATCAGCAAGCTGCTGGCCAAATGGCTGCGCCGCAAGCTGGAAATGTACCACAACAAACTACTGGCGGTTTTTCACCAGGCTTATAACATGAGGGGAAATCATGGCAGTAAATATCGTTTCGACAACTGATTCAGCAGCAGATGTGACCAAAGCACAGGGAATGTATGCTCAGAAATCAGTAGAAACAAAGTCCGCGCCTTCTGAGAAATCAGAGAGCACAAAACAAGCTGAAGCTTCGGAACCTACAGCAAAAGCTGATCATGTTGACACGGAAGTGGACACTGATAGCGAAACAGAAGTAGAGCATGATGATTCTGGTCATGATGAATCGAAAGATGCTGGAACACCTAAGAAAAAAGGTGGATTTCAAAGACGAATAGATAAGCTGAATAAGAGAGTTTCTTCAACTGAGGAAGAGAGAGATTACTGGAGAGAGCAAGCCCTTAAAAAAGGTGAAATTCAAACTCCAAAGCCTCAAGAATCAACTGTTGAGAAAACAGCAAAAGACATGACTGGGAAACCAGATCCTGACAAATTTGAAACTGTTGCTGATTATTTGGAGGCTGTTGCCGACTGGAAATATGAGCAGCGAGTTCAAAAAGCTGAGGCTGACAAAAAAGTCGCTGAGGCTAAAAGTACTTATGAGAAATCTATAAGCACATTTCAGGAAAAGAGAGACGAATTCAAAAAGTCTGTTGCTGATTATGATGAAGCTCTTGATTCGGTTGAACATATTCCTTTGAGTGTGGCGCTTCATGATTTTATTCTTGAATCAGAGCACGGGCCACAATTAGCATATGAACTGGCAAAAAATCCAGATGAGTATGAAAGAGTGTCCAAGCTTTCTCCTTTAGCTCTTTACCGAGAAATGGGAAAAATGGAAGCTAAAATCAGTCCTGCCTCTACTTCTGAAAAAACACCAAACAAAATAACAAAAGCGCCAGCGCCGATTAAGCCTGTCAGTCGTGGAGCTGTAACATCCACCAAAGATCCAGGTGAGATGTCATACAAGGAATACGTTGAGTGGCGAAAAAATGGCGGCGGACGCTAAAATCTTGAAAGGATTTAAATTATGGCAAATCAAATTTTAACAATTTCGATGATCACTCGCGAAGCAATGCGCGTGTTAGAAAATAACTTGCAATTCACTAAAGGCGTTAATCGTCAATATGATGACAAATTCGGTATCGAAGGTGCAAAGATCGGTTCAACTTTGAACGTTCGTTTGCCTGCACGATATGTTGGTCGCTCTGGTCCTGTTTTGTCTATTGAGAATCAAACTGAGACTTACTCTCCGTTGACTCTTTCTAACCAAGACGGCGTGGACGTACAATTTACATCTGCAGACTTAGAATTATCAATGGATGATTTTTCTGAGCGTTACTTAATGCCTGCAATGGCAAACGTTGCGAATAAGATTGATCGCGCTGGATTACTTCAGGCTTACAATGTTTACCAAACTGTTGGAACACCTGGAACTACTCCATCGACTTTGCAAACTTACTTGCAAGCTCAAGCAAAACTAGATTTTGCAGCTGCTCCGCGTGACAATTTGCGTTCAATCATCATGGACCCAAATGCTCAAGCTGGAATCATCAATAACTTGACTACTCTTTTCAATCCTTCGAAAGAGATTTCTGATCAATACAAAGATGGTTCAATGGGTAAAGCTATTGGAGCAAAATGGTCTATGGACCAGAACGTTGTTTCAATGACTGTTGGTCCTCAAGGTGGATCACCACAAGTTGCAGCTGTTCCAACTTCAGGTGCTAGTGTTCTTGCTACTCAAGGCTGGACTGCAGCAGCAGCTCTTCGTTTGAATGCTGGAGATATCTTTACAATCGCTGGTGTTTACTCTGTGAATCCTCAGTCTCGTCAAACTACTGGTCAACTTCAGCAGTTTGTTGTGACTTCTGCATTCAGCTCAAGCGGTGCAGGAACTGGTAACGTTAGCATTTCTCCTGCAATGATTTCTTCTGGTCAATTCCAGAACATCGATGCATTGCCTGCAGTTGCTGCTGCGATCACAGTTCTTGGAGCTGCTGGAACAGTAAGCCCTATGAATCTTTGCTACCATCGGGATGCATTCATTCTAGGTTGTGCTGACCTTCCACTTCCAAAAGGTGTGGATATGGCGTCTCGAGTATCTGACAAAAAAGTCGGTGTTTCGATTCGTATGGTCCGTGCATATGATATCGTCAATGACATGTTCCCATGTCGTCTAGACGTGTTGTATGGATGGTCAACTCCATATGCTCAGCTTGCTTGCCGTATCCAAGGTTAATTAAACAAAATTAGGCGTCTGTTCCCAAGGGCTAGAAAACCCAAGGGAACGGCCTACTCAAGAAAGGAAATTTTATGTCAAATCCAGGACCTTCAATTACAGATACATCAAATATGATCGAATTAAATGTTCCGCAAAGTGATGGCCTACAAATCGGAAGTTCAGCTTCTGCACTTGTTGGTTTTTACGGAGCAACTCCTGCAGTTCAGCGTTCAGGCGCAGCTCAAGCAGCAGTTGTAACTACTCCAGCAGCTCTTACATCTTATGGCTATACTCAAGCTCAAGCAGATGCGATTGTTGTCTTGTTGAATGAAATTCGAGCGACACTTGTTGCAGCAGGACTTATGAAAGGTTCAGCTTAATAAGTAATTATGCATCCCCTTAATTGGGGATGCTTTTTTAAGGAGTATTTATGTCATATCCAGTTTGGAAACATCATGCAGTACATGGTGGAATTTTAGTTAGAACAAAAGAAGAGCATGCAGCACTAGGTGAAGGTTGGGGCGATGATTCTTCTGTATGGCGGAAACATCTTTTGCAAGATGCAGCTAATGAAGTCATGGCTGAAGAAATTATTGAGCCTGTGGCAGAAATAAAGGAAGAGAAAGTTGAAGAAATCGCAGAAGCTAAACCAGTTAAAAAAGCTGGAAAAAAAGTCTCTAAATAAAGCTGATTTCAAAATTTCTAAGCATGAGGTCCAGAAAAAAAAGACTCATGTTGAACAACCTAAACGTCTAGGTAAAATGAGGCTGAGATGAAAATAAGAGACCTGGTTAGATTATCAATGCTTAATATCGGTGTTCTTGCTGAAGGTGAAGATCCTTCTGCTTCTCAATTGCAAGATGCTATTTCTTCTCTAAATATGATGCTTGATACTTGGTCAACTCAAAAGCTTTTCATTTACAGTATTGCTCAAGAAGTTTTTAACGTTGTTGGAGGACAGCAGCTTTATACAATGGGACCTGGTGGAAACTTTAACACTACAAGGCCTATTTATATCGAGACTGCTTCAATGCGTATTCAGTATGGAACTCCACAGCAGATTGATATTCCACTGCCTATTTTTAATATCGATCAATGGGCTAGAATTTCCGTAAAGAATACGCAGAGTGTTTTTCCAACTAGGCTTTATTTTGATACTGCCTATCCTCAAGCAAGACTATATTTTTGGCCAATACCTCAGCAAACGAATGAAGTTTATATTACTTCTTGGAAACCATTAGGTTCATTTACTACTGCAGAGGCTGATTTTGAATTACCTCCTGCATTTGTGGAAGCGGTTATGTATAGTTTAGCCACAAGATTATGCCCGATGTATGGAAAATCTGCTAGCCCTGAGATTATTGGCTTTGCACAAAGTGCAAGAGCAAGTCTTAAAACATCACTTAGTAAATCATACCTCATGCGAGCAGATGATGGATTATTGCCTCCTGATAAAGTTTTCAATTATTTGACTGGAGAATAAATGAGATTTCCTGGCTTTATTGGTGGATCTTATCAGATGCGCTCTATCACTACAGACTCTCAGCGCTGTGTGAATTTATATGTAGACCTTGATGAAATGGGAACAGGCAAAGAAGGTGAAATTGGAGCTCTTCTTGGAACTCCAGGAACTGAGCTTCTTTTAGCACTTCCACAACAGCCGATTCGTGGCATTTGGGCAGCGAGAAATTATGATAGAATCTTTGCGGTTTCTGGTAATGGTTTTTATGAGCTTATTAATACTGCAGGTGTTTGGTCTTATATTTTACTTGGTGAACTTTTAACGTCGACTGGAAAAGTAGGCATTTCAGATAATGGAATCGAGATTGCTATCGTTGACGGCGATAATATGTATGCTTATGCGTTCCTTGAAAAAAGCATTCTGCCTCAAGCTTACAGATTTACAACTTCACCTGCAAATGCCACAGTTGGTGCAGTTTATCAAAACAATGCTTTTAGTTTCACAGTTTTAAGCACGATAACTGGTGGAACTATCTTAATGACTACCGGATCAGGTGGACCAACTCCATCAGGAACACTCACTTTAGACAGTGGAACAGGTGATGCAACTATCACTTATTCTTCATTTCAAATTACATCACAAGAACCTTGGCTTCCACTTCATGCCTATGCTTTAGGTGATACAATTATTCCTACTGTTGGTGGATACATTTACAGATGCATTCAAGCTGGAACATCATTCTCAGTAGAGCCAATATTTAACACAGCTAGATTCTCAACTACTATCGACGGCACTGTGATTTGGGAGCGAACAACGTCTTTCAGAGAAGTAACAGATGATGGATTTATTGGTTCAAACATTATCACTTATCAAGATGGATATTTTATTTTAGCAAAGCCTGGAACTAATACGGTCTACAGCTCCAATCTGTATTCAACTTCATTTAATGCTTTAAATTTTACTAATTTATCAGGTTCAACTGCTCCAGTTTTAAACATCGTTTCACTTCACAGAAATCTATACATTCAGTCTACGCAAACTACAGAAGTTTATTACAATGCTGGAATTTCACCAGGATTCCCATTTGCAAGGATCAATGGTGGATATTTAGAGCAAGGATTAGCTGCTCAGTACTCAATGACTCAGACTGCAAATGCTATGTTTTGGCTTGGCCAAGATAAATCAGGAAACGGCATTGTTTATACGACTGCTGATTTCTTGCCGCAAAGAATTTCTACATTTGCGATTGAAAGTGAGCTTTCTCAGTACTCAAATATATCTGACGCTATAGCGTACACTTACACTGAAGGTGGACATAGTTTTTATGTCCTTAACTTCCCTGAAGCACAAAAAACATGGTGCTATGATATCTCGACAAAGTTTTGGCATGAGCGAGCTTATAATGACAATGGAAACCAAGTCATGCAGAAGCAAGTCTATCATCAGTTCACTTTTGGAATGCATTTTGTGGGTGATTACACAAACGGAAATATCTATCAACAGTCACAGGATTTTTTCACTGATAATGGAACTGTAATCATAAGAAAACGAGTTTCACCACATTTAGCAAAAGACATTTTAAGAATGTTTTATAGTTCATTTCAACTTGATATCCAGCAAGGCCAAGGTCTTAACGGAACAGTTCAAGGTAGTGATCCACAGTGTATGCTGAGATTCTCAGATGATGGAGCTAGAACTTGGTCTAATATCAAGATGGCATCAATTGGCAAAATCGGTGAATACAAGAAGCGTGCAATATTTAGACGTCTTGGTCATGCAAGAGACAGAGTATTTGAAATCACAATATCTGATCCTGTATTTGTTGCGATTAACGGAGCTGAAATCTATTTAGAAGTAGGTTCTAGTTAATGGCTGAAACCATATCACCGCTTATTTCTCCAGTACCAAATAATCAGCCAATAGTTGATCAGCGTGGCATGGTCTCGATGGTCTGGTCTGGTTTTTTTAATCAGTTATTTTTAAGATCCGGTGGAGCAGTTGCCTCGACTAATACTCAGCTGCAAACTCAGATCAATCAAAATACGACTTCTGCAGCGAACACAATAAAGGGAAATAACACAGGATCAGCAACGACTACTTTCGATTTAACTCCTGCTCAAGTCACTGCAATGCTGAGTTTGTTTTCATCATCTTTAAAGGGATTAGTTCCTGGATCTGGCGGAGGGACAAGTAATTTTCTAAGAGCTGATGGAACATGGTCTGCTCCGATTACTAGTGTTTTTGACTTCTTTACTTCATCTAGGGTTTTTACTGATAGTTCATCTATTTCATCTGCAACATATGTCACTGCTAGCAATAGTCCTGCATTTACTTTCACACCTAATTTCACAGCTAAATATAAAATCTATGCTTCTGTTCCAGTTGCTTTAAATGATGCCGCTTCAGCAAAGGGAGCCGTTCAAATCATCAAAACATCTGGAACTGGAACTTTATTCTATGATTCACAAGCTGCAGTTGGAGGGGATACTGCAACGTCTGATCTTCAATCATCAGTTTATGTGCAAAATATTTATGAATTAACTGAAGGTGTTTCGTATGTTTTCGATATTCAAGCAAAGCTGCTAGCAGGAACAGGTCTAGTTATTGAAGGTCTTGATTCTCCGTTTTACATGTTTGCTGAGAGGGTAGAATGAAGCACGAAATTATGCAGATGGATAAGGCTGTTCTTACTTTAAATGATATTGAGCTAGGTGAACTTGAAACTCATATGCTCAAGGAAGATCAAGTCGAATGTCCAGTAATTCACAGATTTGGACCTGGAACGTATATCCGCGAGGTTCATATCCCTGCAAATACGCTTGCAATAGGTCATGAGCAAAACTTTAAACATACAAACGTAATGTTAAAGGGCCGAGTGACAATGCTCAATGACGATGGCTCTACAACTCAATATCAAGCACCTATGATCTTCACTGGCAAACCTGGACGAAAGATTGGGTTTATTCATGAGGATATGGTCTGGCTTAACGTGTATCCAAATACTGAAGGTGAGCAGGATATTGAAAAGCTTGAAAATAAATGGATGACCAAATCAGATACATTTAAACTTTCAGAGAAAATGCAGAATTGTTTGATGATTGGAACAAAGCTTGATGATCATGAGGATTTTGAGCAGGCAATTCATGAGCTTGGTTTTTCAGCAGATGAAGTTAGAAAAATGTCAGAATGTGAAAATGATATGACAGAGCTTCCTGATGGAGCTTTTATGTTTAAGGTTGCTGATTCTTTTATTGAAGGAAAAGGCGTTTTTTCTACTGCTGATTTTGCTATTGGTGATATAATTGGACCTGCAAGAATTGATGGTAAAAGAACAGTTTTAGGTAGGTACACCAATCATTCTAAGAATCCAAATGCCAGATTTGTTATTGGTGATGAAGAAAACATATATTTAATTGCAAATTCTAAAATTTTAGGTTGTCGCGGTGGCTTTGATGGTGATGAAATAACAGTAGACTATCGCGAGGCTGTGAAGCTTAATAAAAGTATTGAGGTGAAACCATGTCAGGAGTAGCAACAGCAATTGGTGTGAGTTCCGCGATTGGAGCAATCAGTTCTTCAAGCGCTGCCAATAAACAAAAAGCTGCAGCAGGTGAAGCAAATGCCGTAGCTCGAGAGCAACTTGAATATCAAAAACAATTAAATAAGCCTTATCATGAAGCTGGAACTCGCGCTCTTACTAAAATGGAAGATCCTTCATTTCAAAAGGATTTTACTCGTGCAGATTTTAAGACTTCACCAGGATATAACTTTGCTTTAGAGCAAGGTCAAAACGCTATCAATGCAATGAACTCTGCAACTGGAAATACAGTTTCAGGTGCAGGATTAGCAGCACTTTCTAAATATAACACTGGAATGGCCGATCAATCATATCAGCAGGCTTTTAATAATTTTCAAACAAACACTCAGAATAAATTTGGACGTCTATCAAATATTGCAGGCATGGGACAAGGTGCAGCTTCAAATTCTGGACTAGCTTCAAATTATTTTACTAAGACGGCTAGTGAAAACACATTAGGTGCAGGTAATGCTGGAGCAGCTGGAGATATGGCAAGTGCAAATGCTCTTAGCCGTGGAGTCACTGGCTTAGCAGGTGCTTTTGGTGGAATGAGTGCAGGAACTGATGCAGCAAGTACTGCTGGATTTACAAATGCAGATACTCCTGGAGCTTCATCAGGTCGTTCAATGAGTTCTTTTGCTTTTAGATAAGGGGTTTTAGATGCCTATAGAAACGTCAATGTATGATCTTAAGAATATGGCAAATCCTGCAGAGGATTATGATAAAGCCTATAAAGGCTCTATTGATCGTCAAGAAAAGGCCATGAGTCTCAAGAGTCTTGCTATGGAACAAAAAGCCAAAGAGCAAGGATTTCAAGATCAGCAAGCTATCAGAAAAGCCTCAAGAGAAAATGTTGATCAATTTGGTCAATTCAATTCTCAAAATGCTATTGCTCAAGTTTCAAAACAAAATCCTATGGCAGCAATGCAAATGCAGAAGATGGTTAATCAGTATGGCATTGATGGCGCTGCTCAACATGCGGAACGTGCTCAACAGTTCTTTGCTAATACAACTCCTGAGAATTATGCAGAGCAAAGAGAGAAGATGATTAAATCAGGATTTGAAGAATTTCAAAAGCTTCCTGATGTTTATATTCCTTCAGTTATTCAACGTGGACTTGTTGGATCATCAAGTGCTGCTCAACAAATGTCTATGTTACAAGCTCAAGCACAACGTGAAATGGAAATTAGAAAAGTACAAATCGAGCAGGGTATTATGCCAAACGGTGGATCATATGATCAATATGGTATTCCAAAAGCTGCAGATCCTGTTCCTGGAATTATGCCAACAAATTTCAAAGGAAAAGTAGGTGCTTTACCTCCAGAGGCTCAAGGTCTTGGTCCTGGTGCAGTTATTCCTGCTGGCAAGCGTGACATGAAGGCTCAAGAAATGGCTAATGACCAATTAAGTAAAAGCGCTGCAGGACAAGATTATACAACAGCAAAAAATAATCTATTAGCTGTTAAAAATGCACAAAGCTTAGTTAATGAGGCTGCTGATCCAAATGAAATTACAAATTTGATGCTTCCTTTATTAGCTGTAGAATCCGCAAAGCTTGCTGCAGGAAAAGCTCCAACAGCAGAAGAAATGAGTCACATGCTTCCTCAAAATAGATTAACAGCAATGGCAAAATCTATTTCATATCTTACAGGACAGCCAGAGGCAGCAAATCAAGGTGAGTTTGTTGAGCAGCTAAATAAATATCTAGAAGATTTAAAAAAGAACTCAGTAGAAAATATCAAGGCTTACCATCAAAGTGCTTTAGATGCTGGAATCAGAGCTGGAATGTCGCCAAAGACTGCAGAAGCATTTAAGGCATCAAAAGCTCGTGAATTGCGTGATCTTTCAGAGACTAGAAAAAATGAATCAAAAAGCTCTGGAATTAGTCAGCAAGACAAGCAAGCAATCGAATGGGCTAAAAAGAATCCAGGTCCACAAGCTGATGCAATTTTAAAAGCCAATGGGGTTAAGAAATGAAGAATTGCTATGAGGACGGCGGATTAGTTCAAGGCCAAGCAAAGTTTGAAGGAAATTCTCCTGAAAATGATACTGTCCATGCTAAATTAAGCCCTGGTGAAATTGTAATTGACCGTGAAACTATCTCAAAAGGTCCTGAAGCAATTCTTGATTTTGTTTTAGATCAACTTAAATATCCTCATAAAGATTCTAAAAATCATTTGTGGGATGGAGGACAGGCAGTTAATCCAAAACAAGCTGAATTAGCTGAGTATTTTGGAGCAAAGCCTGCTGCGGCTCCATCTTCAGGACAGAATATTGTTAAACCTGAAGATGAAGAATTTAGACAATTAACTACTGCCTATAGTAATTTAGGTCCAGCAAGAATGTCTCCAAAGATGCTTGATAGATTAAGAATTTTAAATGCACAAAGACAATATCAAGCTCAGCCAGTTCAACAAGCTCCAATTGGTTATGCTGAAGGTGGAACTGTTCAAGGCTTTGATCCAGATAAGTATTTAGCTCAAAAATCGGCATCTGCTGAATTTGATCCTAATAAATATCTTGAACAAAAGACTGGTAAAAAAGAAACTTCATTTGGTGATAAAGCTCAGACTGCTCTTGAGAATTACGGCCAAGCAATGACACTTGGTTATTTACCTCAGATTCAAGCTGCAACTGAGCCAATTTCTGCAAAGATCTTCAATGCCGTGACTGGTGAGAATGTTGAAGCTGATCCATATTTACAAGCTCGTGATGCAAACATAGCTCGCATGGAAAAACAGTCTGCAGAAAATCCAAAAAGCGCATTAGCTGGAACAGCCGCAGGAATTATTGGTTCCGCGATTGTTGCTCCAGAGTTACCAATTCTAAAAGGTGCAGGTGCTTTAAAAAATATTGGTCGTGGTGCAATCATGGGAGCAGGCTATGGACTTGCTCAAAATCCTGGTGATGTTCAAGGTGAAGTAAGTCCGTTGCAAGTTGGTGAAAGACTGAATAATGCAAAGACAGGCGCTGCTCTTGGCGCTGCTGTTGGCGGAGCAGGTGCTTTAATCGATAAAGGTGCAAAAGCACTAAAAGGATCTGCTGAAGTTGCTCGTGAAACTGCAAACACTCAAGCTGTTAAGGCTGCAGGTGGAATGCTTAAAGATATGCGAGTGCTGAATGCAAATGATAAAATTGATGAAATTGGAAAATTTGCTTTAGATAAGGGAATTGTAAAAGCAGGTGACACTGTTCATGATGTTGCTGAAAAATCAGATACTGTAAGAGAAGCAGCAGGTAAGCAGCTTGATGACATTTATAAGGCTGCTCAGGAAGCGGTAAAAAATCAAAGATCAAAAATAGCTCAACAAGTTGAGTTATCACCTGGACCTGAATTTATATCTAAAACATATGAGCCATCAACAAATCTTGATCTGGTGCAATTTCCAAATAGAAAAAAGGGACAGTTTGGGATTAATTTAATTGAGAAAAAAGCACTTAATGAACATTTTGATAAGCAGCTTGGTGAGTTTGGTACTCAGACTGAAATGATTCCTGTTGGAAAATCATCAATTGAAATGCCAATAATGCCTGGATTTAATCCTTCAATGGAGAAAGATAAAATTTTATCTTCTGTTTCTTCAAAGCTTGGCGATAGTCCAGATAAAAAAACAGCATTAAGAACTGCAAAATCTTATTTGGATCAATTAATAGAAACACATGGAAATAGTTCTTTAGATCCAAAAACAGCCAATAATATTAAAACAGAGCTTGATAAGCAGATTAATTATTCAAGAAATCCACTAACTAAAGATCCAGCAAAAGAACAAGCATTTACTGCAATGCGCAGCTATATCAATGATGCTGTAAAAAATCATATAGAAATGCTTGGAAAAGAATCAGGTAATCCTGATTTAGCAAAACAACTATTAGCTGCTAATAAAGAATACGGATTCGCGAAACAGTTGCAAACAATGGCTGAAGATCGAGTTAGCCGTGAAACTGCAAATAGAATGTTTGGTTTAACAGATACTATTGCTGGAGCTGCTGGAGCTGGAGCAGGCTCAATAATTGGCGCGGCTTCAGGACATGGTGCTGAAGGTGGATTAGCACTTGGATTACTATCAGCTGGAGCAAATAAACTTGCTAGAACTGCAGGACCTGGAGCATTAGCTTCTGCAGCTGATAAAGCGGCACCAATCTTAGAAAAAACAGCTGTTCCACTAGGAAAACTGCTTGAAAAAGCACCAAAAGAAGTACTTCAAAAAGCTACAATTATGGAAGCTGCTAGTCTTTCAAAAGCAGGTCCTAAAAAATGGTCAAACGATGGTTATTCTGTTTTGTTTAAACATGTGGACAGAGATGAGAAAGAGTATTTACGATCAATGAAGGATAAACTTTTATCTAGTCCAAAAGGACAAAGATTGTTGATCGAAGCATCAGCTTTAAAGCCTGGATCTAAGAAATTAGACAAAGTGCTAGCTGACATTAAGGAGCTACAAAAATGAGTGCAGTTTTATCTCCGTGGTTTGCTCAGCAGTTTTTTGATAATAACGGACTACCTCTAGTTGGAGGTAAGATTTACACTTATGAAGCAGGGACTTCAACTCCACTTGCTGCTTTTACTGATCAAGGTGGCTTAACACCACAGTCGAATCCGATTGTTCTTGATGGTAGCGGACGAGCACAAATCTGGATTCCAAATGTAAACTATAAATTTGTGGTTAAAACATCTTTAGATGTAACCCTTTACACTTATGATTTTGTAAATCCTTTTTCTATTGCAAATGGATCTATTGGAACTGCACAACTTGCTGATGGAGCAGTGACAGAACCAAAGCTTGCTACAAATGCAGTGTCTACAATCAAGATTCAAAATGGCGCTGTAACAGCACAGAAACTAGCTGCTGGAGTCGGCATTTTGCCGGATCTGGCAGTTGGACCTGCACAATTATACACGACAATAAGCGCAGCAATTACAGCAGCAGTTCCAGGTCAAAGCATTTATGTGCAGACTGGAAACTATCTTGAAAGTGTCACTGTAAATAAACCTATCACAATTATAGGCTCAGGTCGCGGAGCTGTGATCGGTGGAACTTTAACAATTGCAAGCGGTGGAAGTTATTCAATGGTTCAAAATATGAGAGTGATGACTGGTATTGTAGTTGATTCTGGAGTTATTCAATCTCAAATATTAAATTTCTGGAATGCAGCAGGACAGTCGGTAACAGATAACGGCACTAATTCATTTCTTCAGGGAATGCAGGAGTAAAAATGAGCTCAACTATTTACACTATACCATATTACCAAGTTCAAACTCCGATTACTTTAAACACAAGTTTTACATTAAACTGGGTTCCAATATTTTTTCTAGGATATTTCATACAAGCTGAATGGACAGGAACTCCAACTGGAGTTTTTTATCTTGAAGCATCTGGTGATAAATACAAAGATGGAACTATGAATGTTGATCAGATTTCTGCTGACGCTCCATTTTTCACAAAGAAACTTGTTGAGTCTCCAACTCATGCAAGCCTTATTGCAGGTTCTCAGTACAATGTTACTATGGCAGGACTTAATGCTTGGAATGTTCAAGGTGCTAGATATAACTGGGTTAGGCTTTGTTATACGGATAACAGTGCTGGAGCAAGTACGGCTGAATTGACTTTTGTAAATGTTAGTCAAAAAGGACCTTTCTAAATGATTAAGTTTTTATTCATTTTATTATTTTCACTAAATGTTTTTGCACAACAAAATGGATGGATTGATTTACCGCCAAGTGGAGGTGGATCTGGGACTATTACTTCAGTAGGTTTATTGTTGCCCGCTAGTGTCTTTAATATCACAGGATCACCAGTTACAACTACAGGAACTCTTACTGGATCATTCATTGATCAGAATGCTAATACTGTTTTTGCTGGACCTACATCTGGAGCGGCAGCAACTCCAAGCTTCAGACTACTTGGTCCTTCTGATATTACTGGTGGAAATATAAATACTTTTGCAGGATTTGATGCTTCAGGAAATTTATTCTCTGTCCCTGAGTTTTTTATCAATACCACGTCTGGTGGAATGGACATTGCTCTAACTGAACAGCCTAATAATGGCGGTGGAACAAGTGTACATAATCAGAATGTTAATTTTGATCCACTTCAAAATTCTCCTAATGAAAACTGGAATATTTATAATTTATCTGCTCAATTTGACGTAAATAATTCAGGATTTTCTCAAGGTACAAATGGAAATGCAGCTCAGTTGCTAAATTTGAGCTTTAACCATCAAAATACTGGTCCTATTGGTCAGCTTGTTTTTGAAAATATAACAGCCAGTATTGGAAACGGAACAGATCCATTAACTACGAATGGATTGGTAATAGCAGCAACTGGAATAAATTATAATGCAAATGTAACTTTAAATGGTGGATTTCAAGGTTATGGATTTAGTCCAAATGTAAATGCTGCAGCTATAGATGGAACAAACTTTTATGTAAATGCCTTTTCTGATTTCTCAAATATTGGTATTACGATGGGATCATATAATTCTGTTACAAGTAGCCCATCTATTGCAGGAATTAAAAATAATTTCAACTATACAGGTGTTAACATAAATCCTCAGATTACAACATTAAATGGAAATGCTGGAGCAACTGGATTTGGCTTCTATGGAACATACACCACGACTAGTGCAACTGGTGGAATTCAAGGTGTAAATATAAATCCTAATATCGTAACAATGGGAGCAACTGGTTATTATCACGGTATTGATATCAATGCTAACATCACAACAGCTCATGGAAATATTAACGGATTAAACATTAACTCTAGTATTGCTGCAGGTGATGCAAACTATGCAGGTATTAATATATATCCACAGAGCTCTGTATCCTTACCTTATGTAGTTGGTATTAATGCAGACTTAAACGGTATTCCTTCCACAACACAAAGACAGGGCTTAACTTTAAATGGAGGAATGCTACAGGCATATTCTGATTATGACACTAGCGTTTTGCCTGCTTCACCTGGATTTATGAATCAAAACGCATTAGGTGGATTATTTCATGTAGAGTCTGGATCACCAATGACAAGCACTTTAGTTCTTGCGAATAACTTTGGAATGGCGGCTCAGTTTGATGATGACATGGGACCAGATGCATTTGGCGGATTTCTAGGTTATGTAGGAAATGGATTATTAAGCCAAGTTGCAGTTAATGCAGGGAAAACAGTGGATACGTTTACAGGCGCAGCAATAGCCGCATCAGTTCCATCAATACCTACTAGTGGCGGAACAATTACAAATGCAAACATGTTGACAGTTGCAGGTCCAATTAATGGCGGTGGAACTTTATCTGTAACAAATTTAAAAACTATTAATATTCCTTCATTTTCAAATGGATTTGCAGCAACAAATGCATGGGGTTTGTATGTTGCAGATACTTCTTTAGATAACTGGTTTGCTAAGAATGTCGTTATAGGTGGAGCAACTGGTAAACCTGTAGGATCTGAAGCTTTGAGCGTTACAGGAACTGCTTATATTGATGGAGTTCTAGATATGAACACTCATCAAATACAAAATGTAGTTGATCCAACATTAGCTCAAGATGCTGCAACTAAGAACTATGTGGATACGTTTGGAGCAGTCACTGCTGTTTCTGTGGCAACGGCTAATGGCTTTGCAGGATCATCAAGTGGTGGAACGACTCCTGCTTTAACACTGACAACAAGTGTAACAGGTATGATCAAAGGTAATGGAACTGCAATGTCTGCAGCAACAGCAGGAACGGATTATTCTGATGGAACCGCTTCTTTAGCAACTGGTATTTTAAAATCAACAACTGGAACAGGTGTATTATCGATTGCAATTGCAGCAGATTTTCCAACTTTAAATCAAAATACGACTGGAACAGCTGCAAACGTGACAGGTATTGTTGCAGAGGCAAATGGTGGAACTAATCAATCAACTTATACTATTGGTGATGTTTTATATGCTTCAGCTGCAAACGTTTTAAGTAAGTTAGGAATCGGCTCAGCAGGACAAGTTTTAACTGTAGTTGCTGGAGTTCCTGCATGGCAAACTCCATCAAGTGGAGCAAATATTCTCTGTGATAGAAACGTAGGACCTTCTCAAACATATACAACTATTGGTGCAGCAATTACTGCAGCTTCAGCAGGTGATAGTATATGTATTCAGACTGGAACTTATGCAGAGAGTGTCACTGTAAATAAACAACTCACAATTACAGGCTCTGGCCGTGGTGTTGATATTACTGGATCATTGACAGTAACATCTAGTGGAGATTATTCTTTAATTCAGCAGGTTAAGGTTGATAGTGGAATTACTATTGATTCTGGAGCTTTATATGTGCAGTTACTTTCTTTCTGGAGCGCATCTGGACAGACAATAACTGATAACGGTACAGGTAGTTATATTAGAGGAATTCAAGAATAATAAAAAGGAGTTAATATGAGTGGAACAGTAGTTGGACCGATTGGAAGTTTAGGAGCTCAGCCATCACTTACAGTTGGTGGAAGAGTTTTTACAGACCTGGATAATTTAAAAGTACTATATGGAAATGTGGGACAAACCTCTGGAGCTGCAACATTAAGGGAGCCAAATTCATCATCTGGTTATGTTGTACCTGCCTTAAAAACATTTAAAATGTATGCAATTGAAGTTGTTTATGGAGCAAATGTTAGCGGTATTCTTGTTGCTTATGGTGATAATGACGTAGGCATGGCATCAACATCTTACCCAACAAACGTTGTTTATACTGGTGGAGATCAAGTTAATTTCTCTGTTATTGGCACTCCTGCATCGACAATGGCTCAAGCTTCACTTTATTTTGAAGTGCCTGCTGGGAAATATCCATGCGCAGGCACGATTGGTGCCGCTGGTTCAGCAATCGCATCAATTAAAGTTTACGGATATGAGGTGTAATGGAAAAATATATCAATAAGCATAAAGCTATCATCTTTATGATTTCGATAGGTGCAAGTGTAACAGTTTGGGCCTATTCGACTTTCATAACTAAGGATGCATGGATGTCTATTGATAGAAGGTTAGAAAGAATCGAAGATTGTTTAATAAAAAAGGATTGTAAATAACAAGGGAGATAATATGGATATCATTATGCAACATCAGTCAGAAATTTTAGCTTTTCTTTTTGCTTTGTCTGAGCTTTTGGCTCTTGTACCAGGTATCAAGTCAAACAGCGTATTTCAGTTGATTTTCAATGGCCTTAAAAAAGTCGCTGGAAAATAAATGCAAAAGACAAAAATCTTTTTAATAGAGCTATGCTTATTGTTTAGATTCTGGAGATTATTTCGCTCGACTAATTATCAGCAAATATCTCCAGTTTTTCCTGCAAAACAAGATAACATGATCGAGATTAAGCACTAAAATGGGCATGCATCAAAATAATGGATCATGCCTAGGATGTGCTAAGATATTCAATAAATATCCTGGTTTTTATAAGCCATTACTTGAATGGTTTTTCCATGTTCAAGAAAAACATCCTGAGTTTCATATTGCAAATGCTGGACGTGGAAAAATAGATCAAGAGACATATTTTTCAAAAGGAGCCTCTAATGCAAGATGGCTTGAATCATCTCATAATTACAATGCTGCTTTTGACTCTTTCTTTATGGTTAATGGAGAATATCGATTAGATGATTCTCTTTATGCAAAAATATATAAAGAAATAACTCCAAATATTAAATGGTATGGCGAAAAAAATGCCGTCTATAAAGAAAAGCCTCACTTTGAAGTTGCCAATTGGAAAGAATTGAGAGATCAAGGAATTCTTAACCAAGTGGAGTAAGTCATGAGTCATGATAAAATTGTCCCAATGCAAGATAAAATCCTAGTAAAACGTGCAGATGCACCAACAGTCTCAAAAGGTGGAATCATCATTCCTGAGATTGCACAGGAAGAACTGCATTATGGAACTGTAATCGCTGCAGGGCCTGGGAAAATGCAGTTAAATGGCCGTCGTGCAGAGATGTCAGTAAAACCAGGTGATAAGATCTATTTCACTAAAAACGCTGTCATAGATGTTATGCATGATGGAGCTGAGCACTTGATGATGAAAGAAGATCGAGTGCTATTAATAGAAGGCAAGAAATCAAAGCTGAAAGTAATTAATTAAATAATTCGATAAAGCGTACAAAATAACTCCATAAAGCACAGTTCCCATAATTGTCTCAAAAGTCTCTTTTGTTTGTTCGTTTTTCATAAAAACTCCTTAGTTTAGGTTTGTTTACTCAGGGATAATTACTTGAAATGGCTTGTCTGTTTTCGGAGCGTTAATTTTAGCTTTCAGGTATGAGTACTCAGCCTTCATTTTATCAGTAAAATAGCCTTTTGGCAGATTCTTTTTTATCGTTTCTAGCTGTTTAAGTCTTTCTTCATTTGAGATATGGTATGCATTGGCTTGAATTGATACAATTAATATTAAGACTAGCGTTTTCATTTTATCTCCTTATTGCACTGTAAATAAGAACATTCTATGGCATGTGAACTGTTCAAATGTTGTATGATATTTTTTAGTATTCTCAAAACAAGAGCTTCTTTTTGGTTCAACAGTGATCTTATGGCCTTTGCAATCGCTAGATAGCTCACAAATTGTCATGAATTCATTCATAGCATTGTTAAGGGCTTTAGTTCTAGCATCACCCTCTGTCGAATATGTACCAACTCCACAAATTACGAATGTATTTCCTGTTTTCATAGCCTGGTCATCAGTACAAAACCATTGTTCCTTGTCTGTTGCACGAGACTCTAAAGCTATAAAAAGGCTTACAATTAGGATCAATGAAGTAAATCTTAATTTTTTCATATTCTCTCCTATTCCATTTTCTCAATAATTAGATCTTCAATTTTCTTTTTAAATTCTGCTTTGTTATTCTCTATTATACCAAGTCCAAAGCCTTGTTTGAAAGTGCTGTTTTCTTTGCTCTCATTTTCAAACGTATCAGAAAGAGACTCAAGGAATGGATGCACAGTCTTATTAAATTGAATGTCCTTGATTTGAACTGAATTCCAATCAATTGTAAGCTTGCTGTTAGCTCGTGGATCATTGCCACTATAGCTATTCTGCCAATATTTATATTCAACTGTACCAAATATAGTACCTGAATTAGCTTCAAATTCAAATCTTATTGAGTCGCTCATTTTAAACCTCTAATTATTTCAAAGTATTCAAACCAAGTTATTAGTCCAAGTCCTAAAGCTATTGCTGCATTTTGTAGTTTTAATTCTTTATCATCCATACATTTAACATTAAAGCATTTTGTTTAACAATGCAATATTTACAATATTGATACAGTCATAATGAGAATCTTTACATTTGATATTAAGTTAAATATATTACTTTAAACACATATAGAGGAGTTTGAAATGAAGTTAGCACAATACATTAAGAATGCGCGTATCTATAAGGGAATGACTCAAAAGGATACTGCAGTTAAATTAGGGACTTCAGTTGTATTTGTATCTCTAATGGAAAGTGGAGAATCTAAAATACCTTTAGATAAGCTTAAAAAGCTCATTAAAATTTACAGCCTTCATAAGAGCGAAGTTGTAAAGCTTGCTGTTGATCAGTATGAGAAGATGCTTTTACAAGAATTACTATAAGGAGAAAAAATGTCCAACTTAATAAGAATAGAAAATGTCCAGCAATTATTAAAAATGGTCGAGCCTTCATTCAATCAAATGGCAGAGCTTCATAAAGCAGTCGATTATCGCAGAGAAGCTTCTTTTGCTCTACAGGCTTTGCAGGATAATGATTTTCTTGCAACTACTGCAATGAAAAATCAGGATTCTTTCAAGCGTGCAATTATTAACGTTGCAGCGATTGGCCTTAGCCTTAATCCTATCAAGAAACTAGCTTATTTAATTCCAAGAAAAGGGAAGGTCTGTCTTGATATTTCATACATTGGTTTAGTTACTTTGGCTGTGGATGAGAAGTCCATCAAATGGGCTCAAGCTGAGATTGTCAGAGAGAATGATAACTTTACTTTTAACGGAGTTGGAGAAAAACCAGACCATGAATTTAAGCCTTTCTCAGAAGATCGAGGTAAGATCATTGGTGCTTATTGTGTAGCTAAGACGAATCAAGATGAATTCATAACTATTCAGATGAGCATTAAGCAAGTCTATGAAATCAGAAATCGCTCTGAATCTTTCAAGTCAGGATCTGGACCTTGGAAAACTGATGAGGAGGAAATGATCAAGAAAACTGTTATTCGTAGAGCTTATAAATCATGGCCAAGAGCTTCAACTATGGACCGATTTGAAAGAGCAGTTGACGCTGTTGAGGATGCACATGAATTAGCAGCTCCACTTGCAATAGATAATGTAAAAAGAGCAGAGCAGTTTTTATTCATTGAGGAAATGCTAGTTAAGCTGAATATTGACAAGGAATATTTCATAAAAGATAAGGTTCCAAAGTTCACACGACGAGAGATTGCACAATTTGAAGATTTAACGGATCAGGAGATTTCTATTATCTTGATTCAATTGACTCAATTAGTGGAAGAGAAAGGAAACTTGGAATGATTATCAATGATGAATATATTGATGAAAATCAAGTCACTAAATGTTGGTATGCTGAAGATTCATTCTATATACTTGGCATTAAAAGCAAATGTTGGGTTATTAAATATAGGATTAAAAACGATTCCAATACTTATTATGTTAATGCAAATAAAGAACAATATAATTTATTTCTTAATGCTTGTAATAAGAAAAATGAGGAAACACTTTTAGATGAAAACAATCAATGATATTGCAAAAAACCTAGAAGAATTTGAAAAACGCTTTGGACTTAATGTTATAGGTGCAGAGCAAGGATCTGGAATATGGATGAACATGAAACTAGGCGTTATTTCAGCAAGTAATGCCTCTAAAGCAATTGCAAAGCGAGATTCTGACAAGCGCTTAACTTATATGTCTGAATTAGTTGCTCAAGTCTGCACAGGAATTCAAGAAGAGATTAGCTCTAAATATCTTGATTGGGGATCTGAGCATGAAATGTCTGCTCGTGCTGCATATGAGTTGAAAACTGGATACACTGTAAAACCAGTATGTTTTGTATATAAGGATAATACATATAGAACTGGGTGTTCACCTGATGGCCTTGTTAGTGACACAAAAGGCTGTGAAATCAAGACTCCTTACAATGCGGAAAACTACATCAAATTTCTGTGTGAAGATTTTTTAAAGCCTGAGTATGTATATCAGTACCAATTTACATTGTGGGTTATGGATGGAGAGGAGTACGATTTTGTTCAATACCATCCTTTTATGAAACGTAAGCCATTGCATATATTGAATGTAAAAAAAGACATTGAAATACATAAGAAGTTTGATGACTTAATACCTGTGTTTATTGAAGATATGGACAAAATGCTAAAAAAGATAGGTATTAAATATGGCGAACAATGGGAAAGACTGTCAGATAAAAGCCCTTAAAGATCTTTTAGAAAAAATACACCAAGAAAAAACAATTGCTCAAGACACTATTTATGTATTAATGCAAAAGATAAAGATTCTAGAGGGTGAAAATTACAAATGGCGAAAATATTTTAGAGAATTAAGAAATATGGAAAAATTATCATGATAAATTCTGTGAAAAATGCTTATTGCCTTTCTCCATCATGTTTGAATGCTGATGGCAAGAGTGAGTTAAATTATAGTGGAGCTCTAAAGAATGTAAGTATAGGAACTATAGAATGTCCAGACTGTAAATATATTTTAGTGTGGAAAAATAAAAAAGGAAGTATTAGGCATTATGGAACATCTGGAAAAGAAAAGAAAAATGTTAAATACAAAAAAACATATATGGATGAAATATGACTGAAACAATCTTAGCAATTTATTGCATTGGAGTATTTATCACAGCAATGACCTCAGTATTCACTGAAGACGCTAAATACTTTTTCCTCAGTCCGATTTGGCCCATTGTTTACATAAAATATTGTTGGGAGATGTTGAGATGAAAATAGAAATTGATTTAAAGGATATCTTGTTTGACGAGGATTATGGTCCAGAAACCATGCAAGACTCTATAAAGCGACAAGTAGTTTCAAATATTGAAAAAACTATTATCGCAGGAATTGGCAAAAAAATAGATTCTGAAATTGCAAAAGCAATTGATGAACAAATAAAAAAATCACTTGATGAGATCAGACCAAATTTAATCAATGAGATTCTTGATGCCGAGTATATTTCTGTAGATAGATATGGACAACGATCTAAAGAGCCAACAACATTTAGACAGCAGCTCATTAAAGCGGTGAATGAAAACATGGTATATAAACCAAACTCATATTCAAATGATAAGAATGCTTTTACGAGTGCTGTTGACGAGATTTTAAGATCGCAGGTTAACGAATTTAAAAAACAATTTGATGCGATAATTTCAAAGGACTACATAGAACAAACAAAATTCTACGCAGTTACAGTTTTAAAAGAAAAGTTGGGGTTTAAATAATGGAACAAAAAATAAAAGACCTAGAAAAGCAAGTAAAAGACCTTCAGAAGAAACTTGAGGACAGAAACCCTGCCTTCAATGGAAATCTTTTAAGAAAATCAGATGAGCAGTTTACTCAATTGCAAATGAAAATCGGGACTGCAATACAGCAAGCTGTTGGGCAAGACTTAGTTCATGTATTTAAAGACAAGAGAATGGTATTAGATTTTGATTCATCTACTTATGGAGGTAAAGGTTGGAGCGTTTACTTCATAGAGGATGCTGACAATAAATCAATCAAGGATAGTTTAGCTAATTTGCAGATGAAGAAATTCCAAGAGTCATTGGATAATTTTGCATGGGCTGTTAATAATGGGAGTGGACAATGACAAACACCTGCAAGCTGAGACCTTATTTTGACGTTGTAAAAAAACCAAAACCATTTGATATGGTGTTAGGGTTTGCAATTTTATGGGAGTCGTATTTTAAATCAGAGTCTATTTATTTTTATGGTCTGTCTGTCGTAACATTCGGTCGCGGAGTGTTCATCGGATTTAAGAAGGTGTGCCGATGAGAGTTTATTACAATTCAGATGCCGATGAGATTCTTGTCTATCTTGGAAAGAGTACACTTCCTTGTTTTAGAAGATATCAGTTTAAAGAAAACGGATTTTGCGATACATTACTAAAGCCTAAAGATTTAATTTACATAGGAGTGTTATGAAACCAAGGAAGCTAGATGAGATTCGCGACGAGTTGGCCTGTGATTATCCAAAAATAAGAGTTGGAAATTGGAAGGCAGAAATTAAAGCATTTGCTGAAGGCTTCGACGCCTCAACCTCCCATCACCAAAAGATCATTGCCGATCTTGTGAGTGCGCTGCAAGAGATTGTTGATCGTAAGGGCATGGGAGTTATTAGAAACGCAGAGATGATTGCAAGACAAGCCTTGGCAGCATATAAACATAGTGTCAATACTGGTGAGAGTGGTGTGAAATGAGATATTTCGGACCATGGTTTTATGAACAAGCAATTTGCCCATTCTGCAAAGAAGAGGATTTTGATTTAGTTGGTTTGAAACATCATTTCGATATGGGATATTGTGATAAGTTTAAGACTATTCAGGCAGAATATGAAAAATATTGCGATGAGAAGGATGCTGCTGTCATGCTACCTACTCCAAGTCCGAGTAGTACATCAGAGGAGAAGAAATGAGTCTAGAATATAAAGTAAATGCAGAGAAAGCTATAGCTTTGGCAGAAAAATATATTAAACCCAGTAAAATAGATTTAGCCGTTGCTGCGATGTGATATGCGAATCAAGCGATGACCTATCAAGACCCGAAATAGTCATGCGATTATTGGAAGAAAATCTGTCATATTATTGGAAAGATATTGTAGGTACAGAGGATTATCCAATTGAATACGAAACAGAGGAGTGGCGCGAATGAAACTATTAATTATTATCTTATCCGTAGCAATGACTGGCTGTTCATCTTCGGAAAAAACTGATATAGCCGCTTATGATAGATACAAAATATCTGAAAACCGCTATCAGGGCTATCTTAATGAAGGTGATTTTATTTCTTATGAAAAAGTGCTATGGACAGTTGATGGAAATGGTAGAGCCATAGACGCAAAGATACAACTACCTGATAGCGGCAAGATAATCACACAGCGTATCTGGTCATACGATAGTTTTTTCAAATGGAGAAGAGACATGAAACATAAGCGAATGATGTTAGAGGCTTTACAATGGATAAGATGACATCAAACTCCAAACGCGAAGAACAGGAGCGAGGATGAGTGAAAATGTTGAACGAATACATAAACAAATTTCAGAGCTGTCTTTTGGTGACCTTCTATTACTGGCTGGTAATGCCGTGAATATGCCAATGGACGAAGAAAGAATTGATTTGATTTTGAAGTACGTTGAAATAGCTCTCACATTACGAAAGATAAACAAATGACCAACACTAAACGCGATGCTGCAGCAAAAGAATTTTTTATTGAAAGATACAATGGCAATGGGTCTTTTAAAGTTTTGAACGCAGAACCAAATGTAGTTCACGCTACAAAAATTACCATTAACGGCGTAACAATGCCTGCATATACTTATTTTCACGTTATTGAAAAATCTGCTCGAGACGCAGAAGTCGCAGAGCTTAGGGAACAGTTGGAATCAGCACAAATGGAGCAAAATCATTTCAAAAAACAATTTGAAGAGTATGAAATGATGTATAACCTTGAAAAACAAGCTGCATTAAAAGCTGAGCAAGAACGCGACTCACTCAAGCAACAGGTTGAAACACTTAAATCATTCATACTTAAATGGCTTGAGTTTGAAGAGTCATGCATCAAAAAAGATGGTCCTTATGTTAGCTTGCCAATACCTAAACTTATGGATGAAGCAAACACGCTGCTCGGTCGGGAGAAGGTATGAATGATAAATTAAAGCTTAAAAAACTTCGTTCTGAAAATAGGCGTCTCAAAAAAGAATTGAGATCTTCAAAAGAACTTTATGATTTTGTCATGAAAAAAAGAATTTCAGAACGTAAAGAGTTATCATTTTTAAGAGAGATACAGGGATTGAGCACAACAAAGGATGAAGCATGAGTGAACTGCTAAAACCAATAACAAGACACGATATTTGCTCTGCTATAAATGCCGCAAGCAATGAGAGATTTGTGCCGTATTCTGTTCATGCCGACCTCAAAGCGAAGTACGAGAAGGCTTTGAGTGCGCTTAATAGAATAGTGAACAGTCTTGATGAAAAAGGACCGAGAGTTATTGCTGCAAATACACTGGCAGAGCTAGGAGAGAATTAGGATGAAATACAGAAAAAAACCAGTAGTAATTGAGGCAATTCAATTTAACAGTTACAAAGACTTAAATAAAATGTGTAATTTATGGGCAGGTCCATTTATGGAGGTAGCTGATTTCGATGAAGATGAAAAAGAAAATTTCTTTATTGAAACGCTAGAAGGTAATCACTGTGTGTCGCTTGGTGATTTTGTTATCAAAGGTGTTAAAGGTGAATTTTATTCATGTAAGCCAGATATTTTTGAGATTACTTATGAGGCTGTTGAATGAAACAAGAAACTAAACTAATGGCAGGACTTCTTATCATACTATTTTGTGCCTTCATCGAAGCGCTAATTATACTGAAGCAAGACGATATTATCTCGGCAGTGCAGGAAAGCTGCATCAAGAACAATAGGCAAAAGGCGTGTGATGTATTTTACAAGTGAAGTCTTGTCTTTTGCATTTGTTTTACTTTCTCATATGAAACTGAGCCACAGTCATTGCATAAATGGCGCTGTTTTTTTCCAGATTTAACAATTTTTTTTCCGTCTTTTATTGTTCTAACGCTTCCACAGTTTGGACATATTTTATGCTGATCATCTGCATACCATAAACCATGATTTGGCATGTTTTTAATAAATGGACGCATTTTAAGGAATAGTTTTTCAAGCAACAAGACATCTTGCTTACAGTATTTTTCCATAGTTTTTAGCGCTTGCTTGTTTCCTGCATGAGCTTTAACCCATAGGTTCCAGCCTTCATGCTTCATCTTTCTATCGCCTGCTATATGCTCACCTAGCGTATCAAGGCGGTTATTGTATGCGAGTAAATTACTTTTACTTAATCTACATGTATCTATGTGAGGGATTGATGGTAATGGATGCAGACCATGCTTCATGAGTCTTGTTTGCAGAAATTTCCAATCAAACTTAATTCCATTGTGAGTAACTATGGCATCTGCTGACATGAGAATTTTTCTAAGTTTTATTACCAGGTCCTTGTCATCATTGACGTTTGATTTCCAGCCCTTGCTATCCCACACTTTTATGCAGTGAACTTTTTTCTCACCTAATACTTTCCATCCTGCACAGAGAATTGTTGTATGAGTGGCTTTTAAAGTAAGTCCTGGATATGCGCTTAGTCCTGAATAGACTTTTAATACTTCTTGAAGGTCAGCGATTGTTTCCAGGTCGAATAAGATAATGCGCGGTTTTCTCGGTTTCGACATGCTTAAATTGTGGGATGTTAGGACAGTAAAAACAAGAATAAATATAAGTGGTCTAGTAATAAAGAAAGGCGGCTAAACCCAGGGGAGATCAACCGCCTTACTGATCGAGAGATTGACACCGGATTAATCACATAGTTTATAGGTTTTCAAGATTTATTTTGGAGGTGAATATGAATCTAATTGGAGTTTGTAATTCAAGTTTATGCAATGAAATGAATTATCACAGGCCTCATAAGCAATCTAAGAGCATTGGATCAATAAAGCTCACTATTCCTATAGAACAAAGGCGTAGGCCTTTAGAATGTCCTGACTGTAAACATGCTCTAATGTGGATAAAAGAGACTCAAAAAGCTAGGGCTGGCACTAAATTCGGTGTTCATAAAAAACATGTAGCAAATAGAGAATTTACTATTTAGCATTTTTATATGAGTACAATTTCAGAGGCCTGGGAAGATTTTTTAGTAAAATTAGATGAGGGTGAGGAAGGCATGAGTGAAGAACAGCTTGAGAAGGCTGAATTATGCTTTTACTGTGGTGCTCTTTTTATCTTATCAGAATTTGAAAGTATTACTAATCTTAGTAAGTATAAGAAATTTGAAAAGGAAATTACTCAAAAGCTTCAAATGGACAAACTTGAAATGCGATATGAAAACTAAAAGGAATGCATAATTATGCAGGATTTATTCTATGATTTGATTTGGTCTCAGATTGTAAAAGCAATTGCTACCAGGATTATTACCTTTTTTGCATTATCTTCTACTTCATTTTTTGGTGGAATTGGCATAGCTATAGTTACAAAACTCCTTAAAATTGTAACTGACATTATTTATGATCATTTAAAAATGTATATAGATGTAAAAGCTATTCAGTTTAAAAATCAGATTTTACAGGCTAAATGGCAAGCGGCAAGTGATCAGTTAGACGTTGCATTAATTGAATACGGCCAAGATTCAGAGGAATTCAAAGCAAAGCATAAAAAAGAACAAGAAGGATTTTATGAAACGTTCACTTTTAATACTCGCAATACTGCTCATTAATGCAGGATGCCGTGAAACTATTGATGGCCCTAAAATAAAGGTTCCAGATCTTGAATGGTGTAAGCCTATTTCAAAGATTTCTATAGGTGCAGATTGCATTAAGATGGTATCTCAGCAAACAAGGCAAATGACAGGTGAAGAGTTTATACACTGGCTTAATGCAAGCTCTGGCAAGCTTCCAGCAGTGTCTTTATCGGGTAAAGATGCAGTTGAGGCTATGACTGTAATGGAGCAAATGTGTACTATGCTAAAGTCACATTGTACGTTAGAGATGAAGAGAGTTATTGAATCTTTAGAGCTTATGATACCGCAAACTGTTGATGAGATTTGAACTCATATTCTTCTAAGATGCGCTGCAAACAATATAATTGATTACGTTTATATTCTAATTCACGTTTAATTTCTGATTTTTTAAAAAAATCTGTCTCTGAATCTAAATCATCAATAAGATTCAATATGTCATATTCTAGAATCTGCATTTC